GGTTTTTGATTTCCAACACGTTTTTTACGCCTTGGCATCACGAGACCTCTTTGAGATATGTCTTTCTGGCTCGTTTAGCAGGACTCGGTTTTTTAGCTGCAAGCAACTTCTCTTTTTCCATTGCGTCGACTTCGTCAACTACCTGGACGAATGTCTTTACAATGGCTGCAAAGTCGCGGCCAGATTCACAATCATCTAGCTTCTTTGCCATAGTTATCTGCAGTGCTTTATAGATGTCATACCGACCGCCCTCTCTGCAAATAGTAACTAGTTTCTTGGCCATCAAGACCTCCTTTCAGGCTCACTTCACTGTGGAAAATTTGAGCTTGAACTTTATATGGCCAAAGACGCTAAAGGTATGCCAGCCGCTGAAACTATTGGTGCAGCCAAGCCACGACAAAATGGTAAATCGTTCGCCGCACGGCTCTACGGTATTTGGTGTGCGGCCATTTGTGGAATGGACGTTGTCTATTCAGCTCACAATGCAGATACCGTTGATGAGTTCTTTGATATGATCGTGAACCTTTTTACGGACGATGAGACATACCCGGACTTAGCTGAACTTCTTCTTAAGGCTTACAGACAGCCAGGAAAGCAATACTTGCTCTTTGATTGTGGGCATTACAAAAGCGGCAAACGCGCAATTGGAAGGCTTAAGTTCTCGACACGTACAACATCAAAGGCACGTGGAGGCACACGCTCACTCATTATTATTGACGAGGCACAGGAGCTTACAGACGCTCAGTTAAATGCAATTTTGCCAACAGTTTCTGCATCTAAAGACGGCTCTCCTCAAGTCATTTACATTGGAACGCCACCGGACCCAACTTGCAGAGGAACAGTATTTAAGCGAATGCACGATACAGCTCACTCCGACAGTCCTGGTGAGGCTTGGTGGCTTGAATGGGCCGCAAAATCGGTTCCGAGAGAGGGTACCAGCGATGAAGAAGCACTCGACCTTGCTTATGAGACTAATCCGGCTCTCGGCTCTCGTATCACAGAAAGAGCAGTGCTCAATGAATGGCATCAGATGACAAAAGATGGATTTGCTCGTGAGCGTCTCGGCTGGTGGTCAACGCTCGATACTTCAGTTGAGTATATCGTCAATGCAAATGACTGGAATGAGTGCATAACAGAAGAGCCTTATGACGATGGTCTTCTTGCTTTTGGAATCAAATATTCACTCGATGGAAAGAAAGTGGCAATTTCAGCAGCTCTAACTCAGCAAGATAACCCAACGGCTTATGTTGAGCTCGTGGATATCGCAGACGCTTATGGTGCTGGTCAAAACCTCGCTCAATGGATCAGGGAACGTGAGAGCCGCATTGCATGCGTGGTTATTGATGGCCGTTCTGGCGCAACTCAGCTGGCTGAACGCTTGCAGGAGTTACGTTTTCCAAAGCGGGGCATTGTTCTTTGCGATACAAAACAGGCTGTAGCAGCAGCTTCAAGATTTGTTGATGAAGTTGGAGCACACAGCATATGTCACGTCCCCTCTCCAGCACTGGACGAGTCTGTTACAGGCTCGTCCAGGCGTGCAATTGGAAATAACGGTGGCTTTGGATTTGGAGATTCTCCAAAAGCAACGTGTACCGCTGCTGAGTCTGCGGCACTTGCACTTTATGGCGTTAGGACCACTAAACGAAACCCAGCTAGAAAGCAGGTAGTCTGGTGACAATTGGAATTATTCCTGTTGCAATTGCAACAGCGGCTGGACTGAGAAAAGAAGATAGGCAGACAGTTTTAAATCTCTGTGCAGTTTACTCAAAGACCCTTGCGCGTAATCGTTTGCGTGACGGCTACTATCTCATGCATATAAAGCCTCAGCAGCTTGGTATTTCAGTGCCTGACGGATTAAGAAACTTGGAGCAGGCTATTTCATGGTCAGCAAAGGCTGTAGACGCTCTTGCTGACCGTTCTCAGTTCGATGGCTTTACTTGCACGGATGAGGATACTGCCAAGGAATTACAGGCTATTGTTCGTGAAAACGCCCTCAAGCGACGCTATCGTAAGGCTGTTAAAGGCCAGCTTAGAAATTCCTGTGCGTTTCTTACGGTTACTGCTGGAGATATTGACGCGGGAGAACCAGCGGTTATCATTTCTGCATATTCTGCAGTATCCGCTGCCGCTCTTTGGGATGAACGTTTACATCGCATCCAGGCTGGCATTGTTGTAGTTGATCGTGACAATCGACCGAATCACAGGGATGCTCCAACGTGGATTAATGTCTTTACCGATACCGACATTATTCGCATTCGTAGACCACTCGATTCGACTCGTTGGGTTGCTGAGTACATTCCGCATGGAATGGGCCGTTGCCTCATGGAGCCTTTGGTCTACGAGGCAACGCTTGACCGCCCCTTTGGTAAGTCACGCATCACCCGAGCCGTTATGGATCTGACCGATGATGCGATGCGCTCAAGCGTACGTGCTGAAGTTGCAGCGGAGTTTATGACAGCACCTCAAAAGTATCTTGTTGGCGCTGACCCAGACGCTCTTAATAAGCTCTCAAAATGGGATGCTTATATTGGTTCAATCTTTGCGGTCTCAAAAGATGCAGACGGTGATACCCCAACGTTTGGACAGCTGCAGCAGGGTTCAATGCAGCCACACATTGACTATATGCGCTCGCTTGCAGCTCGTTTTTCCGCTGAGACTAATGTTCCAATTTCAGAGCTCGGAATTGTATCTGATAACCCAAGTTCAGCAGAAGCAATCTACGCTGCAAAAGAGCCTTTAGTCGTTGACGCTCAAAACCTCAACGCTGACAACGGTGAAGCTCTTCGAGACATTGCTCTTATGGCGTTGGCAGTTAAGAGGAACATATCATTTGCTGAGGTGCTTTCAACAGAGCCTAGTATCACGGCTAAATGGCGTAATCCTGCAATGCCGTCAATTGTTTCCCAGGCTGATTCCATGCTCAAAATTGCCCAGGCTGTCCCATGGATTGTCAATTCTGAGATTCTTCTTGAGGAACTGGGCTTTACGGATGACCAAGTTCAAAGGCTTGAAAGTGACAGGGAAAGAGCGTCAGCACAAGAGCTTCTTAGGGCACGCTTTGCGGCTAAAGCTACAAAGACCCCAGCTGATAATCAAGACTTGCTGGACGGTGTAATTGATGAGGGTAAACAAGGATAGACTTACTCGATACAGAAAAGAGCTTGATTCAGCCGCAGACGATGCGGCTGAATTTATGTCTGACTATTATGATGCGCTCAGAACTGCTAATCCTAACTCTTCAGTAGCAGAGCTTCGCAACATGGCTATTAAGTCAATAAAACAAGCCCTCAACGCCTTTTCTCCTCAAGCAGGAGAGCTTGCAGGAGAGTTGTTTGATGAAATAGTTAGAGAGGAAGGTATTAAGGCAAAGTTTCGCTACCAACAAACTATTGAGCAAGGCTTAGTTGAGAAAAAAGTTCACTATCTCGCAAAAGACTTAGTTGATGGTAACAAACAGAAGTTTATTGATGCTTGTACTGCGCTTACTCGTTTTTACGTTAAGCGTGAAGCAAATATCAATATGCACAGAAGCGCACTTAGGTCAAAAATTTGGTGGGCAAGAGTTCCATCTGGCGCGGAAACCTGCGGTTTTTGTTTTATGCTTTCTACGCGTGGTTTTGATTATGAGTCTGAATTTAGTGCAGGTGGGGCTGGACACAAGTTTCACTTGCACTGCGATTGCATAATCGTCCCAGGTACAAAGAAGACAACTATCGAAGGATATAATCCTGATGAAATGTACGCTCGCTGGGTTGAGTGTGCTAACACAATTGGTCTTGAGCCTGTTTGGAAGAATCGCTCTGCGATTATCTCCGAATGTGAAAGAAGAGACTTTAAGTGGCTCTATACTGGCGCTCCGCCTGCAATACATTACATTGAAAATTACGGAGAGAAAAATGAGGTAGTCAGAGACTATAAATTTGCAAAACAAAAAGTGGAGCCACATGAGTACGTAACTGCTCAAAGAATGAGACAACTTGGACTTACAGTGGATTTTATCAAGGACCATTATTCAGTGGATTTACCTGATGGCTCACGGGTTATAGTCGGTAGGTGTGACATGACAAACGGGTATGAATTAAAAGCACCAAGAGAGTCTATCTCAGTAAAAAATATAGTTAGCAACTCTATTGAAAATTCTAGAAACAAAGAAGGTATAAAAAGACTCATTATTGATGTGACTGATAACCCGCACGTGTCTATTAATGATGTTATTCCAGTGGCTGTTGATTACTGTAATAAGTACAAAGTGAAATTTACGGTATCAGTAATTGAAGGAAGTAAGTTAAAAAATGCTAATTAAAAACTCGCTTAATCCATATTAAATAGAATAAGCGAGTTTTCTTAATTCAATTATACCCAATTTTGTTGATTTAAGCCACTGAAAAGTGGCTTTTTTCATATACGCAGCCGTTGCGGGAAAGCGGTACTTACCTCGTAGCAAGGGCAATGCTACTCGTAAACGTCCGAGCGGACGGAACCTGTTGAAAGGAAAGAAATGGATTTGAAGGAACCTGTAACCACTCAAGAGCAGCTCGACAAGATCGTGAAAGACAGGCTGGAAAGAGAGCGTGAGAAAGTACGCTCTGAGTTCTCTGATTATGATGACTTGAAAGCCAAAGCTCTGAAGCTTGACGAACTCGAAAAGAGTGGCTCCGAGGAGCTGAAAAAGGCACTCGCTGAGGTTGACAACCTTAAAGGTGAACTGCAGACACGTGATGAGAACGCTAAATTGCAGCAGATGCGCAAGCAAGTCGCTAAAGCCACAGGGGTACCAGAGGACCTCATTCAGGGCGCAGATGAAGAGAGCATGAAGACGTTTGCAGAAGCCGTAGCGGCGTTCGCCAAAAAGCCTTCTGCTCCAATCATTCCAGAATCAGGTATTTCTACACAGGCTGGAGAAACTCCAGCACAAAAATTTGGTCAATTCATGGCCGAAACATTCAACTAATTGAAAGGATTTAAGTATGGCAACCGGTATTTTGACAACTTCTGCAACACTTCCAAAAGACCTCTCCGATGAGATCTTTGCAAACGTCCAAGACCAGTCTGCAATTATGCAGCTCGCAACTCCAATCGAGCTTCCTGGCCGCGGCATGACCATCCCAGTTGTAACTGGTGACCCAGAGGCTTCTTTTACCGCTGAGGGCGAAGAGGCAAAGGTGTCCAACACCTCTCTTGGTGTTAAGGAAATGAAGCCTTATAAGCTCACTGTTATTGAGCTCTTCTCCAATGAGTTCAAGGATAACTATGAGGCTATCTTTGCCGAGCTTCAGAATCGTCTTCCAGGCGCCATTGGTCGCAAGGTTGACTCTACCATCATGTATGGCACTGCTCCTGGCACTGGCTTTGATACTCTTGCAGATGCTGAGTCTGTAGACCTTTCTGCTAAGCCTTATGACGGCTTTGTTGACGCACTTGAGAAGGTCTCCAACGCTAACGGTGACCTTAACGGTTGGGTCCTCTCTCCAAAAGCTCGCACCCTGCTTCTTAAGGCTAAGGACAGCCAGCAGCGTCCACTCTTTATCACCAACCCAGCAGTTGAGGGTAAGGACGGCGGTTCTTCTGTTCTTGCTATCCCATCTCTCTTCTCTCGTGCAGCTTATCAGGCAAAGGTTACCTCTAAGACACCAGAGCTTGTTGGCGTTGGTGGCGATTGGACTGGTGCTCGCTTTGGTCTTGTTAAGGACATCGCCATTTCTATGGCTGACCAGGCAACTATTAACGCTGGCGGAACTACTATGAACCTCTACCAGCGTGATATGTTTGCTCTTAAGTGCACCTTTATGTTCGGCTTTGTTGCTCGTGATAAGGCACAGTTTGTCCGCCTTGCAAACGGTACTGCCGCTTAATAGGAGGCTTATATGGCAGAGACAAGAAGCTTTGCCACAAAGGCCGACTATGAGAAACGTTATGGGTCTGGTGCTCCAGAGAGGGTTGAGGTACTTTTGCAAGATGCCTCAGCCCTCTTGCGCTCTAATTTCATTGCATATCATCAAACGGCTTACAGAGAAGGCTTGAATCTTCGATTTGATGAAAATGCTTGCGCCGTTACTTGTGCGATTGTTGCTCGTGCTGTGAATGTTCCTGCTGGTTTTGAGGGTGCTTCTCAGTACAGTCAGCATGCCGGCCCTTATGAGTCGACATTGACTTTTGCAAATCCAACAGCTGATTTGTATGTAACGCGCTCTGAGCGCACTCGACTCGGCTTGAGTGGTATCAGAATTGGCTCAATTCAGCCAATGTTTAAGCAAGACCACGAGGTGAATGATGGCAGCAATTAGGGGCGTTCGGGTAGAAGTGGTTAGAGTAACTACTGTCCTAGACGATCATGGCAATGAGACCTCTGGAGTAGAGTCTTATGAGCTTGTTGACAATGTCTTACCAGCTCCAGTTGCGACATCTGATTTGTCTGCGACGCGCCCAAACGGCGACCGCATAGACATGGTCTTTCACTTTCCAAAGACTTATAAGCGAAGTCTAAGGGGAACTTTTATTGAGTTTGATGGAGTGAGGTTTGCGGTCGTTGGTGACCCACAGCCCTACCTTAACAACCTAACGCCGCTTGACTGGAATAGGGAAGTTGAGGCGGTGGTTGTCGATGGGTAATGATTTTGTCGTCACAGGACTTAAACCTGATTTGGTTGGTATCCGCGAGGTACTTCACACTGCTCCTGTGGCTGACATGTGTCGTGAGGCAGCTCAGATTTGTGCTGCAAAATGTAATTCTTTACTGCCAGAAAAATACCTCAAACATGGTGCTCGATTTGACGCCAAATGGGTTAATCGCGAGTACACCGTTGCAGGTCTTGTGTACTGCTCTGGAGCAGAGAACGGCATATGGGCCGGGCGTGCCAACGCAAAGCTCAATATTCTTAAGAAGGGATGTAGAGGATGAGCTATGACATTCTTTCAGACCTTACTAAGTATATGAGTCAAAAGCTCAATATTCCTGCTTCAACACGAGTTCCCGCCCGCGAACCAAAAGAGTTTATTACCATTACGCGAACCGGAGGAAGCTCTACGATTGGCTGGGATACGGCTAATCTTGCGGTGCAGGCTTGGAGCACCACGGATGCCGCTGCATATAAGCTAGCCTTGGCAATAAGGCTTCTTTTGCTGGAGTGCTGGCAAGAGCTTGACAAGGTTATCAAGGTTGAAGTGCAAAGTATTTACGACTTTCCAGACCCGGATTCAAAGAAATATCGATATCAATTAGACGTGTATATCACTACACGTCTGTAAGGAGTAATCATGGCTGATGCTATTTACAATGCAAATTCCGTTGGAGCAGCAAAGGGCCGTCCTGGCGGATATGCTGCAGTCGTTGACCCAAGCGTTGACATTAAGACGCTTCTTGATGTTAAGAAGACCATCAAGGATCTGATGACCGCGAACCCTGGCAAGATTAAGTCACTTGGATATATCTCTGAGGATGGCGTTGAGTTTTCTGTTGATCTCTCTGCAGAGGATAAGAACGACTGGGGAGGAAATGCCATTAGTTCCTCAATCTCTAAGTACTCCGAGTCTGCAAAGGTGACATTCCTTGAGTCTGCTGAGACTATTTTGAAGGTCATTTATGGAGACGATAACGTCAAGGTTGAGACAGACGGTTCTATTACCGTTCGCCACAACCCACGCTTTACCGCGCCTCGCATCTACATTTTTGACGCGGTCATTAATGAGACAACGGTCAAGCGCTCTATTATCCCTGTTGGACGTATTTTTGAGCGCGATACCGTAAAGCAGAACAGCTCTGACTTCCTTGGCTACACCCCAACCATTAAGTGTATGCCAGCCGAGGTCTTTGACGGTGATACTTATCGTGATGTCTTCTACGACACCACAAAAGCGAGCGCGACTCCTGGCGTTGTACATTAATTAAGTTTTGAGAGGACTCAATATGGATATTTCCAACATGTCAGCGGAGCAGCTTCGAGAGCTCGCAGCGGAGAAAGAAAATTCACGTGCAAAGTTGGAGCACGATTATCTTGACTTCGTACAGGATAAGCCTAAGTACGCTCCATATGAGCGCATAATTGAATTCGAGGGTGAAGAGTATGTCGTTGACATGCGCAGAATTAAGTCTCGTGAGTTTATGCGTCGCATGGCTCGTGTTAGCGATGCTGAGCAAAATAGCCCAGAAGCACTTTCTCCTGTACTTGCTCTCTACGACTTTGTCTTTAGCGGCAATGTTGACAATCATGTTGTGGAAGTCGTAACCGCTAAACTCGGATATGACGACGCTGAAGAAATTATGCGCATTGAGTCCGCTCTTCTGGAAAAACTTGACGCAAAAAACTAATTCCGCTTGCTCCAATTCTGTGTGATGACACAAAAAGGGGCAAGCTGGAAGCAGACTTTCAGCAGCATTACCAAGTAAAGCTACAGACGCTCATTGACTCTTGCGAGTTTGAGCGTCTGTTTTATTTGATGATAAACCTCCCTCATGGTTCTAGAACAGTATGCTCTGTTGACCCAAGAAATGATTGGTCCAATAGTGACTATTTGCTTGCACTAGCGGTCGACAACCTTTCGTATCTTCGATATGAACAAGCCGGAGGTAAAGGCAGAAAGCCTGACGCGGTCAAGCGTCCAGAACTGAAACAAGAACAAAGTAAGAAGAAGCTTCTTAACGTGTCACAGGACCGCGTTGAGGAGCTTCTTTTTAGAGAACGCTAGGAGGTGAACAGTGGCTGGAACAGTAGTAAGAGGTTCCGTCCTTCTTACTCCTAAATTTGACAACCTTGGTGCTAATGTAAAGCGAGCACTGGGAAGTGGATATAAGGCGGCAGTGTCTGTCCATACAAATGCTGGACGACAGGCCGCTCAAAACTATGCAAGCGGCTTTGGTGGCGCAACCGGTGCAATTATAGGAATTGTGTCGAGCGTTACATCACGCGCTTTAGATGCGATTTCTGGCTCAATTGCCTCTGCAGTCAACCGCGTCGATACAATTGCAAACTTCCCTAAGATTATGTCATCTATTGGTTATTCTGCAGACGACGCACGAGCGACTATTGAAAGACTTTCAGCTGGTATTGATGGTCTTCCAACATCGCTCGATGCCATTGTTGGATCAGTGCAGAAGATTGCGCCTGTGTCTGGTTCACTTGCCACAGCAACAGATGTTGCCCTGGCATTTAATAACGCACTTTTGGCAGGCGGCAAGAGTCAAGAGGTAATGAATTCTGCTTTTGAGCAGTATTCCCAAATGCTTTCGACAGGCAGAGTTGATATGCAGTCATGGAAGATTCTTGCTCAAGCTATGCCAGGACAGCTGAACCAGATTGCTAAAGCCCTACTCGGAGCTAATGCAAACCAAGCAGACCTTTATAAGGCCATGCAAAGCGGCGTAATTACATTTGACCAATTCAACAACGCAATTGTAAGCCTCAATAATGAAGGTCTTCCTGGCTATGCTTCATTTGCAGAGCAGGCACGTATCTCAACGGAGTCAATTGGTACCGCATGGACCAATGTTCAGAACCGCATTAATAAGGCTGTTGCTAAGATTATTGATCATATTGGCCAAGCTAATATTGCAGGTGCAATCAACGATTTCTCTAGCAGCTTTTCTGGTATAGCCGACACAGTTATCACGTATCTTGACCCTGTTATTTCCACTGTTGGTTCGTTTATGGATCAGCTTCAAAATAACGGAGCAATCACATCATTTGGTGACGCTTTAAATGCGCTAAAAGACGTATTTGATAGCACTATCGGACTTATTGGTGACCTCATAACAACGTTTACTGGTCTCGATAGCTCAGAGGATGCTTCCCGTAGCGCAGCAGATTTGCTTAAATCTGCCGTTGATGGTGTTAAGTCTGCTATCGAGCTTGCTCGTGACGCCGTCCAAGGCTTGAGAGACAACCTCACAGTTGTTGCGCCCGTCATCGTCGCTGTAGCGACCGCCTTGATTGCATACGAGACTATTAAAGCTGTGCGTTCGATAGCTGACGACTTCGGACTTCTAAAAAATGCCGCTTCTTTGGCTTTTGATGCTATCAAAGGCGGAGAGGGCGTTCTATCAACGCTTTCTGTTTTTGGTGAGCTTGTTGGTGAGGGCGGAGCACTCGCGAGTGTCTTTGGAACGATTTCAACGGCAATTAGTGGTGTTGGAACGAGCCTTCTAGCGCTCGTAGGATCTATCCCTGTTATTGGCTGGATTGCAGTTGCGGTAGTTGCTCTCGGCGCTGTTTTTACATGGCTCTGGAACACTAATGAAGATTTTAGAAATGCTGTAATTGGTATTTGGGATTCTATTTGCTCGGCTATTAGTGGTGCAGTAGATTCCATAGTTGGTTTCTTTACAACAACATTGCCAACAGCTTTCACTCAATTTGTCCAATTTGTACAAGGGATTCCCGCAGCGGTAGGACAATTTATTCAAGAGCTACCAATGATGGTCCTTTATGCGCTTACTTTTGCGGTTGTGTTTTTGTTTGGACTAGGTGCCCAACTTGCTCAACTAGCGGTACAGATTGGCACTGAGTTTGTTCAGAACGTCGTTAACTTCTTTACTGTTGACTTACCAGCAGCTTTTGCCCAGTTCGTCTTATTCGTATCGACGATTCCAGAACAAGTTCAAACCGCCCTTGCTACGCTTCTAGCAAATATTGCTCTCTGGGCAGTCGACATGGCGGCAAAAGCATCAGAGGCCGCCGACGGTTTTCTCCGTGGAGTTACAGATGGCCTAAATGCAGCGGTTGATTTTGTGAAGAGCATTCCAGATAAGATTAAAAGTTTCTTTTCTAATGCGGGCGACTGGCTTGTTAATTCTGGTAAAGCTCTCCTAGACGGCTTTGCTAAAGGTATTAGAGACGCAGTAAGCACAGTAACAAGTGCAGCATCAAACGCCCTCGGCGCGGTTCGTAAGTTATTCCCATTCTCACCTGCAAAGAAGGGACCATTCTCAGGTCATGGCTACACGACGTATTCTGGCCGTGCCCTCATGAGAGACTTTGCAAGAGGGATTAAGGGAAGTTCTGCACTTGCTGAAACAGAGGCCATGAGTGCTCTATCAAGTGTACATGATGTCTTTAGTAATGCCCGTCCTCTGAGCTTCTCAGCAGTTGCTGACGCTAATGCAAACGGTATTTATCGTGCAGCTTTCGAGCTTGACTCTAGGCAGCAGCGTGCAAACGCAACCACGCTTGCAGATATCTATGACTTCATGCGCAACGGTGAGCTCGGACAGGTTATTGATGAGAACTCTAACAATATTGGAGACCGTGATTTTGCTCGAGCGGTTCAAAAGGCGGTGAAGACGAATGCATAAACTCAAGTATGTTTCTTCCCGCGGTAATATCTTTGAGCTTGATGTGCCAGAAGCCTCAATTGGTACTGGCACATCTCTTAGAGGTTACAAGCCTGGATACACGCTAGGAGCACGTTCTATCTCTGGCATTTCGTCTAATGCTCAAGAAGTTACGTTAGATCTCTTCATTGAGGGTTCTGAACTTGCAGAAGCAATGGCTGAGGAATTTGAATTTGACTTCAACAATCAAAAGCCAGGAGCGCTCGTCTATAACAATGAATGGTCGCAAGATGTATATGTGTCTAAAAGCGAGGTTCAATCGGTCTTTCATGATCAGGCTACAGTTGCTCTTACAGTTATTTTGCTAGAAGGGTCATGGCACAAAAGCCACATTAAAAGTTTCAGCGTGACTCACGATGACGCACAGAGCGATTGGCTTAATTTGCCGACCAATGTTCCATACAACCTTGGCATTACGAGACCGCCAAAGCAGCTTGAAATTCGTTCGTCATCAGAATGTCCAGTAAAGTTCACCATTTATGGAACGGCCCTCCAGCCACGAATCGTGATTGGTGATAACACTTACTCATTTTTACTGACGGTCCCAAGTGGAGGCCGTCTTGTTGTAGATGGCACTCGTACTCGTAAGACAATCACACTTGTAACTGAACTTGGAGACGTCTCAGACCGCTTCGATGTTGGTAGCCGTGGCAGTGGTAAAGGCGGCGGCAACTATTGCTTTGAACCACTGAAACAAGGCTTTCAGAACGTCTCATGGGACGGCACATTTGGCTTTGATGTTGAATGGTGGGAAACAAGAGGAGGTCTTCCATGGACATCTTAACGGTGTCAAAGGCTGATGGTGAAGATATTGCCGGCACAGAGGACTATGTGCTCGACCTTTCTTTTGGAGATACGGGAAATTCTTTTGAAGTATTTGCCCCGTCGATTCCAATCAAAGATGGATATCTAGTATCAATCGATGGCACAGAATACGGCGGCATCATAGATACAGCTTCAGACTCTCTTGACGGCGGTGTGTCTACGACTACATGGAGCGGGCGTACCTGGCACGGTATGCTCGCTTCAAAAATCTTGGTTCCGAGTACTGATTACATCAATATCTCAGATAAGGCCCAAACGGCCATCGAGAGCATTGTTACTGCAGCAGATCTTGCAACAGTATTTGAGGCTAAGACAGGGCAGTCTGAGACAATTATTAAGTGTCAGTTACCTCGTTTTTGCGACGCTTACACAGCATTAAGACACATTGCAAATGCTGCGGGCTCACGACTTAGAATTCAACGAACTGACGGTAAAACACTTATTTGGCTCGAGCCTCTCACGGATAACAGGCTTGATTCTGATGCCCTGGATTACAAATCTAAGACGTCATATCATCCCGTGAACCACTTAATTTGTGCTGGTAAAGGTGAGCTTGCAAGTCGTACGGTTATTCACCTCTATGCAGACCGTGCGGGGCGCATTTCAAAGACGCAGAGTTTGTTTGGCCAAGATGAAGTATCCATGCTCTATGACTACAACAATATTGAGGACGCAGAGCTTGAAAAAGAGGGAACAAAGAAGCTTAAAGAGCTTCAAGCTCAGTCTTCTGTAGACGTTACGGTCCATGATGGTCTGAATCTTTATATTGATGATGTTGTCGTAGCTGAAAATCAAGACACAGGTAGACGAACTCAAGCGATTATTGGCAAGAAGATAGTAAAAGTCGCGAGCGGGGTAATGAGTGTAAGTTATGAAGTGACTTCACCAAATCAGACTCGCGGCTCACATGGCGTTTCATTTGAGTCTTCTGGAGCGTCTCAAGGTGCTGGAACTACATATGTAGCTGGCACGGGCATTCGTATTGTCGGTAATCGCATCTCAGCGGTTATGTCGGATGAGAAAGTCGCTGATATTGAGACTCATATTGCTGCCGCACAGTCGGCTGCGGTTGCCGCTCAAGGTCAAGCGCATGAGGCAAAAGACATTGGCAACAATGCATTAGTCTCAGCAAACTCAAGCGTTAAAAATGTATCCTCAACAGGGCCGCTTGCGGTTTCCCAGACGGGTTCCAACGTCACTTTAAGCCTTCAAAGTTCTGGTGCAGAGGCTGGTTCATACGGCCTTTCAGAGTCAATTGTGGCTGGGAATAATGCCAATTTTGCGATTCCGCGTCTTACAGTAGACGAATTCGGACGGATTACTGCAATCACTCAATCAATGGTGACCCTTCAAATTAGTGGGGGAGCCAACCAAGGCGGAGGCTTCCTGGCTGCTCATCCAATCGGTTCAATCTATGAAACAACTAAATCATTTAATCCATCGAGCCTCGGCGGTACATGGAAACGCCTGCCGTCACTTGACGGTTTTAAGTGGGAAAGGACGGCGTAATGGCTAAAGAACAAGGCTCCAGATATACCTGTGACAGATGCGGTAAGTCTGAGTTTGTTACTCCAAGCAATACATACTCGCTCGCTCAATGGCATGACATTAAGCGTCAGTCACAGCGAGGAGAGGAGAATCGCACTTATTGCGAGAGTTGTTACAAAGCATATCTTGAGCTTCTTGCAAAACATGATGCTTCATTCAAAGAGTTTGAAAGCAAGGTGAACTAATATGGCAGTCACATGTGTCGATGGACAGGGTCAAGCACCTCACATTACCGGTGCGGATAAAGGACGTTTACACGCTGGCATTTTTGGCGAAAAGAGCGTCGTTCTCGCGGTTGGTAAGCGTCTAGCAGCCACACAAGAGAGCGCCAATCGAGTCACTATTGCAACCGGTGACGCTTCTCTGCATGGTAGACAAGTGAGTGTAACCGCACCAGAGCAGGTCACAATCACTTCTGGAACTCAAGGGCAGAATCGTAACGACTTTATCTGCCTTAAATATGAGCGTAATGCGCAGGGAATTGAGTCGGCAAAGCTTGAGGTTCTACGTGGTGTACCGACATCTGGTAAAGCTGAGGACCCCTTAGTACCAGCAGGTAACGTCTTAAATGGTGACGCTCAAGACTACTTCCCGCTCTATCGTGTAAAGCTTAATGGCGTTGTTGCGTCTAAGCCAGAGCAACTCTTTATGTTTGCGAATACGCTCTATCAAGATGATAACGGCGATTTTGAAACAGTCATTTTGCAAGATCAGGGAAGTTATAAGAATTACTGGCATATATATCGTACCGGTGATTCTGTGACTATCAAGGTAAGAGGCTGGCTTGCTAGCAACGTCGCTTATGACGCAGTTAGATGTCCCTTCACTCTTCCGGAAGGCGCAAGACCTCCTCTGGTAGACCATGAAAAGTACGGTTCAGCTTCAGACGGTAATGAGTCAATCGTATATATGCCTGGTATTTGTCCTGGACATGCAGATGTGCTTACGGCTATCTCAGCGAGACCTGACGGCAACATTTACCTTCAAGACCAAGGCGGAAAAGTCTCTAACGCATGGCGTTATGGATCCCTCACATTTACGGTAAGGCACTAGGGGGGTCAGCATGAACATCACAGCTGAGATGGTGTCTTTCTTCATCTCCATCGCTGGAGCGTTCCTGGGTGGTCTTATCGCTATTTCGAACTGGCAGCGCGCTAGTCGAGAAGACAAAGAGAAGGAAGACTCTTGGAAGAGTGCCATCACAAACAGCCTCACCAGACTAGAGACCCGTCAGCAGATCATGAATGAACAGCTTGGCAAGTACCAGCAATCACTTTCTGATTTGACCGCCACGCTTACGCAGCACACGGCTGAGCTTTCTGTGGTTGGAATTGTGGCACGAAGGGCGGACGAAGTGTCAAAAAAAGCAGCAACAGACCTCGCCGAGGTCAAAACCGATGTAAAAAACCTAGACTCACGCATCACGAAGCTTGAGAAATAAGGAGAGCAACATGATTAACTGGAAAGTAAGACTTCACAACCCCGCGTGGTGGCTTGGAATGATTGGAATCGTTATGAGTCCTGTCCTGGCATATTTGGGACTAGCTTACTCAGATCTCACCACTTGGGGCAGCCTTGCTGATGTGTTTGTAAAATTCATCAGCAACCCATACCTCATTGGTACCGTGGTTGTAGCGGTCTTGGGTGCTATTGGCGTCACCGTCGACCCAACTACAAAAGGACTAAGCGATTCTGCACGCGCGATGACTTACGAAAAACCAAGCGTGAGCCCTTTAGACGGGGGAGAGCACTAATGGCTGATTTTTCAGGTGAAATTACCGCTGACGTATGGGCGCCTACGACTTCATATACTGCAGGGCGTGGAGGTCATAAGGTTGAGTACATTGCTGTCCATCATGAGGCTTCTGTTGGCTCTTCACCTTATAGCATTGCTGCAATGTGGTCAGCAAATGGCTTCGTTAGTGCACATTACTCGGTAGATAATGGAGGAGCAATTGCTCAACATGTCTATGAGAGTGACACGGCTTATGCTGTAGGACGCTGGGAAGAAAACCAGCGCAGTATTTCCATCGAACACGCCAACGATAATGCGAATCCATGGACGGTTTCAGAGACCACTCAGGAAAGTGGAGCGCATCTTGTTGCGGCGTTGCTTATTAAGTATGGACTTGGTTACCCTCGCTGGGGTGGTAATGTTCGACCGCATAATCAGATTGCTGCAACCGCTTGCCCTGGCGAGCTTGCTGGCTCTCAGAACGCTCACTATATGGAGCGTGTATGTTACTGGTACGAGGTAATGACTGGTGCCCGCTCGACTTCTGAAGTTGGCTGGCATACCGACGGCAAAGATTCTTGGTGGTACCAGACTGGTGAGTCATCGAGTGATTATGCGGTTGGTTGGTACCGAGTCGGCATGAAATGGTACTACTTCAATGAATCTGGTTGGATGCTCACAGGCTGGGTCCATGCTTCTTGGGAAGGATCTGAGAAGTGTTGGTGGCACTTCGATGACAGTGGAGCTCTCGAAGCTGATAAGTGGCTTGAGTACAACGGAAGCTGGTACTTGCTAGGTTCTGACGGTCGTATGGCCACGGGCTGGGCTGAGCACAACGGTAAGAAGTACTACCTCGATGAGACTGGCCGTATGATTACTGGCTGGCTTAAGCTTGACGGTGACTGGTTCTACCTACGCTCTGACGGGTCAAGAACTGAAGATTGTCTTTATGGAGTTGGAGCAGATAATATCTGCGCCTTCGGCAAAGATGGAAAGCTTCTCACAGGCGACATTACAGTCACAACCAACAACGATGGATACATCGCTGGAATTAAGTAATATTTACCCCTCTCGTTTCGACGAGAGGGGCTTTTTTCATGGGTAAATACTCCAACTCGTAATTTATGCGCCTTAAAACGCCTTACAACAAGCCGTTTAACTGGGAATTTGTAAAGGTAAATTCAGCCGCTTTTCTTCATTGATTGTTTCAATACGGTTAACAACAATGTTTCCCCTTCGATTCTCTTCTTTTGAATATATCGAGGTAAATCGCCTATCTAAATAGTTAAAACTTTTATTCGAACAGGTATTCTACTTTTACAGTAGCCATACAGTTTGGAGGCAAAATGGAGGCAGCTGATAAAAATTTTAACAAAAAAGGTAGACGGCAAGCCATCTACCTTGGGTTTTTGGTGCCTCCTGCGCGATTCGAACGCGCGACCTGCGGTTTAGAAGTTATGTTTTCTACCGCTCATTAAATTCCGTTACGCTCAATAAGTGCTGTTACAACCTGCAAAAACAAGTTTTTGTCCGGTGTGTATAGTAAAACAATCCATACAGTTTGGAGGCAGTTTGGAGGCAGCGCCTCCAACCAACTTGTTGCACGTTAAGGAGAAACGGCATGAATATCTCAGTCAGATTGCGTGGCAAGGTTTGGCAAGCAAGGGTGAGGTATCGTGGAGCAGATGGACTTATTCATGAGAAGCACCACTCTTTGAGTGCTCCATCGGATAAATCTGGTCGAGGAAAAAAGACCGCCATGCTCGAGGCTGAGAAATGGGTTAAGGACGCGGGCTTTGTTGAAGTTGTTGAACAGAGCCAAGCAACAAGGCTTGATTGTTCGGCGTACACATACTGTCTCAACTACTTTAAGAGCCTTGTGGCAACGCAGCAAGTAGAACGTCGTACTTATACGTCTTACAAGAATAGTATTCGATACATAGATCTCTTCTTTGGTGAGAAACGCTTACAGGACATTACCATTACAGACGTTGAGATGTATGTGTCCTGGCTTTATGACTCCAACTACTCAGCAAACACCATTAAGAAGGCGTTTAATGGCTTACGTCAATGTACACGCCATGCCGTAGCGATTAGAGATTTGCAATATGACCCCTGTGCGTCAATCAAGGCTCCTAGGGGCCAGCTTGCGACGCCAAATCCTTTGGACGAACCTTCCCGCAAGAAGCTTCAAGTTATGCTTGCTGCTCTAGAGCTTTCTCCCATGGTTATTGCAACGTATTTGGCGTACTTTACTGGTATGAGACGTGAGGAGTGCTGCGGGCTTCAGTGGAAGGATATAAAGCTCAAAGCTGAGGACGTCACAGCACACCTATGCCGCGCTATTTCGTATGATGGCGGTAAGACCTACATTAAAGGCTTAAAGAACGGTAAAACCAGAACGGTACCTGTCCCAGCACCACTCGTAGACATTCTTAAGCAATGGCGTTCTAAATACATCGAGGATTGTATGTTGATGGGAATTGCGTTTAATGAAGAAATGTATGTCCTTGGAGACTTCTCAGGCGAGTATCTCAGGCCAGAGCGAGTCACAGCTTGGTGGAAGAGGCACTCGGAAGAATGGGGACTTTTAGGAACGCAGGGGAGACGGCCAGTCTTTCATGATCTGCGCCACACGTATGCCACAATTGCGGTTAGGACCATGGATATCAAAAGTGCACAAGATATTCTTGGACACAGCGATATTAATATGACAATGCGCTATGCAGATACAGATTTAGAGCAGATTCAAAAAGCAGGGAAAATCATCGGAGACGCTCTTAACGACGCTCATAAAGATGGTGCAGAAGTACTACAACTTAGGCGAGCGATATAAAAAGAGGAGCTTAAAGCTCCTCTTTTTCGTTTTCTTGTTCTATTTTCTGGAACAGAGAGACGAGCTTTCTTTGGTCTACAGCTGGAAGAACCATATCTTCAATGTCCATGTTGTATAAAAGGCTTGAAATTTTATTTCTGGCAAATTCATACGAACTGCTAGAAACTGTTTTTAAAAGCTCATTGTATAGTCTTGTATCTGCATTACCATCAATGGTAATAGCTGCTTTGCTATCCACAACAATCTTCACTGAAGCAAATGCATCATCTTCATTTTCTTTGAAAAGGTCGATTCCAATTCCAAGAGTAATCGCTTTCGCGTGCAAATTAGTTGCTTTTACCGTTTTTGTTGCACAAGAAATTGGGTTTAATGCGAACGTGAAGTGGTCAACTATTCCTTTTGTGTCAGCTGATGTTTTTGCCTTAAGTTCTCGTATTCTAGTATCAACTAATATATGCGTTAATGCCTCTGCTTTTCGTGACATTACATACGCTCCCTTGCATCATACGTTTGAGTTTGAACATGTTCTTTTGGCTGCTTAAATACCATGACATCACATGGTTGAGGCGACCAATATAGCAGCTCCTGCGGGCGATAATTTTCTGATTGAGTTAGATCTTGCTTTTGCTCTACGCCAGAAAGTCCGTCCTGGGACCCAAAGTCGTTGTATTCTTTTCGAGCGTCAACACTTGCTTTTGTGACGTATTCTCTTCCTTGATACGAGAATGTTTCGAGCTTGCCTGATTTAACAAGCTGGGTTACGCGCCCTTGAGAAATCCCAAGTGTTCTTGCGGCTTCTGACTTAAGCATTCTTGGTATTGCGCCAATACCTGTGTCTATAGCCAGCGAGTAGATTTTACCATCGTATTGCGGGCTATTGTCAATCGTAGGCTCTGGTAAGTTATCTCTGTGCATAAGCCGATGTTGGATTTCCGAAGTCAGTAAATCAGCAGCCATTTCAAGGCATTCTTGCTTCGAAAATCCTTCAGTAGCCCCCTCGAAATCAAAGGGGACAGCTATATAGTAATCATCATCTTTGAAGATTTCGATTTCGTATAAGTACAACATTTTCATTTCCTTTAGTTGTCTATTCTTGTCTGCTTTAATATCAGCTTATATAGACTTTCTTTTATTTCAGCGTGTCTTGGTACGTTCGTATATCTTCCGTCTTTATGCTCGAACTTCTCGTGCTTTGTACCGCCGACAGAATAAAATCCCGCCGCTCGTAGCTTGGCTATAAGTTTCCTTCTCGATGCCATTAGTGCGTCTCCTGTTGGCAATAGTCTAAACATTCCTTTAGTGGTTTTCAAGTACTATTTAGCTTATTTAAGGTTATCTAAGCTCCTGAAGATCGTGTAGGTTCGGTAATAATATTTTGGGCGTCATAATTGTCGTCATGCGCCTTAAACCTTTTTTGATACGGTCTCTTGCCTTGTCTTGGTAAACAGTCATTTCCCAAACCCTTTCACAATTCTTATCTATCGCTGTCACTAAGAGAAAACGTACGTTTCTAAGAAACAAACAATTAGTAATAAAGCGACATCTTAGCTTTGTTTTAACATTTCAAGTATTTGTTGCTCACTTATAATTTGGATACCAGTCCGGTCAGCGTACTTCCTAGCTGTTTTAATTTTTTTCGTTTCACAACCAGAACAATCAATTAAATAGTTAGTTTTAAGCGTTACATTTTCACTTAAGGTTGCTCCATTTGCTATTAGCATTTTTAGAAAATCGCTTTTAGGCATACAGCACGGAACACCTGTCAAGCAAAAGACAGTTCCAGAAAGCTTTGTGCTTGCGGTGTTTTTATCGTTGTATTTCTCAATGCATTTTACGTTTTCCGTTGTTGCTATAGCAATTTCTCTCATCTTTTCGTAGATGCCATAAGTCATATAGCAGTCTGCGAGAGCCCTGTGAGCTTTACCGTGCTGTTTGACGTTAAGTCTTTTGGCAATATTTACCAGTTTGTACGGTGGCTCTAAGATTTGTCTAGCAAATTTGTATGTGTCATACCAAACATAATCGCATAAAAAGTTGCGTCTAAAGAAATTCTCCTCGAGAACAATCGCGTCATATCTAAGAGAGTTATGACCGATTAGGGGTAATCCTTTAACAAACTCATCAAACTGCGGGATAACTCTATCGAGTGTTGGTGCGTTCTTTACCATGTGGTTAGTGATGTGGTTGATTGCAGTTGCTCCAGACGGTATCTCTCTTGGAGGATGAATAAGCGAACTAAATTCCTCAGTAACTTTCCCGTCTATTACTTTAAGAGCAGCAATTTCAATAATTTCGCAATAATGGACATCTAACCCTGTTGTTTCAAGATCTACTACTACATATGATTCAGGATATTTTGAGACATCAAAATCTGTCCAGCGTGTTCTTTTTAGAGGGACATTGCTTGGTTTAGTTTTAACTTTTGGTGCTTGAGGAGATACAGGCAATGGGATATTTTGTGCACCAGCAGGAGGTGTTGGGTAAAAACCATTTGTCGAATTTTGTATTTTCTTATGGCGCTTCTTGAAAAGCAGAAATACAACCACGAGAAACACTAGATACCAGAAAGCCATACATTCTCCTAAATGTTCTACCTCCAACTCTCGTACAAACTGACTTTTTGTCCGGTATTGGCTCTAGAGTAGAACACGTGTTCTTTGATAATTAAACAATTATTGAGAGCCTTTGCGCATGATATCCGCTGCTTCTTGCATCTTTTTAGCAGCTGCATTGTACGCTTCCTCTTTTGCTTTTATTGAGTCATTGGTTTCCCAACCAGCAAGCTCATCAATAGAGCAGTTAAGTGCCTTACATACGCGCAGAGCATCACCAAGTGTTATTTCTGTTGTACCGCGTTCCCAATTACCTACAATTTTTTGTGTTGAACCAATAAGATCTGCCAGTTGGCCTATTGTTAAACCTTTTGACTTTCTAATAGAGCGTAATTGCAGATTGTAAGCCGACATAAGAATTACCTCCTTTAACTGGAGATATTACACTATTCCGAAAAAAAATCCAAATATTGGAAAAAACTTCTTGACTATCCAAAATTTGTCTTTACACTATGGATTGTCCCAATTATGGACATTATGAAGCTTGAAAACTAGATAGTGGTAGTTCCACATCGTTTTTATTCATCTTTTATAAGAAAGGAGATATATGACAAGTATTAATCTTGCTGAAAATATTAGAGTTAATCGCGCTCGTAAACGTTTGACTCAGAAAGACCTCGCAGACCGTGCCGGAGTTGCTATTGCGACTATTGGCAAACTGGAAAGAGGCATTCAATCTGAAGAGGAAACTGAGCTTCGTACTGTCATTAAACTTGCCACAGCTTTAGATATTAGTCCTAACAAGTTAGTTGGTTGGTAGATTATGCCAATTCCTCAAAATACTGGCTCAGCTTGGTCATACCACTGGGAGCCTAAAGCCACGCATGAGCTCGAACCAGAAAAGGCTAAACCGCCTCACACAATAATATCGCGTATTAAGAAAGCATCACTCATAAAGAGTTGCTTTAACGATGCTTATTACGCTAGGGGAAGACAGTGGAAATCTTTGGTTTCTTGGTAGTTTTGAAACGGATAAAGAAGCAAATGAAGCCTTAAAAAGGTGGGCAAAATGTCATTAGAAAAAGTAGCTGTTTTTTGTATGGGACTTAAATCATCCATTAGAAAACATCCAATTCGCATGCTTTCATGCTTGGTTTCTGTTCTGTCTTTCACTTTTTCAGTTTATAGCATTTTTACCAGCTCTGTGGTGACTTGCATGGCTGCACTTACTTTTGCAGTGTTTGCTCTTTGTTTTGCAGGTCTTATTTATTAACAAGATAAAAGTGCCCTCCTCACGCGGCAACGTGGGAGAGCGTGTCCAAAACTTTAAGGAGTTGAAATGGACGATACAAGTATACAAGTTTTTAGCTCTCAACAGTTTGGAGAGCTAAGAGCTCTTAAAGGATCTGACGGAGAGCCTTGGTTCGTCGCTAAAGATGTGTGTGATGTTTTAGAAATTAGAACCGATACAATTCGTAGAATTTTAGATGATGATGAAGTTGATGAAACGAACCCCAATAGTATTGGGGTTGCTGGTGGACGAAACCCGCTTATAGTTTCTGAAGCTGGTCTTTATAGTCTTGTCATGCGCAGTCGTAAGCCAGAGGCTCGAGAGTTTAAGCGCTGGGTCACACATGAAGTACTTCCGTCAATCCGTCGTTCTGGCGGCTACATCGCCACAGACGGCTCAGAAAGCAATGAAGACCTTCTTGCTCGTGCGGTCCTAGTCGCGAATGAAGCTATTCAGCGCAAAGATGCACAGCTTAAAGAGCAACAACGTCAGCTCTATGAGAAGGACACAACCATTATTGAGCAGGGCGTCAGAATTGACGAGCTCGCACCAAAAGCTGGCGTGTATGACACAGTTATAAACGTAAAAGGTACGATGACAATCACAGATGCCGCTCGTTATCTCGCACAGTATGACCCTCTCATGAACCGCAAACGCCTTTTTGCACTTCTCCGTGCTGATGGAATGATTTGCCAGGGGAGCAATGCTCCAACCAAGCGAGGAATTGAAACAGGCAGATTCGTGCAGATCATGAGCACCCGCCGAGATGGAAAATCTAACGAGCCTTATGCCAGGATGACGCAGAAAGGCTTCGACTGGTGTGTTACCGCTTACTGTACAGCCCCACTTATTAATTAGCTCTTATGGAGAGTTTGCGAAACACTGAGCTTATAACAGTTGAACAGGCTTCTCAACTTTTAGGCATCCCGGTCTCCACGATGCGCAAAATGTGCGCCCGAGGGGAGGTGTATGCCAAAAAAGCCGGTAAACGATGGCTCATAAATAGACGGATTCTTTTGAGCCTTTATGGCTTACATTCTAAGGAATAACCCATGGAAAAAAGAATAATTCTTGTGGCTTTGCTGCCCTTGCTTGTCTACTTCACAGCGGACTGCCTGGGCATTTTTGAGCCACACAATGTGGCGTATCTAATGGCTTTTAGATACGCCTTAACCGCTTATGGCCTTGTTGGAGCTTTAGCCGTATGGCTCAAAGACAAAGAGAAAGAGGTTTGCAATGCTGATTAGACAGGAACGTCAAGAGATTGCAGAGAGAGCTAAAGCGTGTAAGAAAGAAGAAGAGCTTAGCTGGGACCAATTTTCATACGTTCTTCTAGGCATTCAAAGCTGGAGAAATGACGATGAGCTTTTAGACCGCATTGTTGAGCTTTGTGATGTATCCAACGTAGACGAGCTGGCATTTAGGCCATCAGTGGACGAAATGTACTTGCAGGCTTTGAAAGTCAAGCATGAGCGTATTGCTGCATACGTCGAAGCCGATTCATACGTAAACATAAAGCACATTATCAGCTGCGTTGAAGACTTTGATGCAGCAATTACACACTACAAGCGACTAATTGAAAAGGAGCAGTAATGCTAACTAAAGAAGAGCGTGCAGCAATCGCTGAGAGGTGCAAGAATTACGGAGAAAATAATCATTCAGTTTTAAAAAATACTTATGAATGTTTGCTTGGTAGACTTCTCCCAGGTATTAACGAAACAACAGCCAGGGAAGACTGCAGAGAAATAGCAGCCCGTCTTCTCGACCTTTGCGACACATCCAACATGATTGAGCTGCCGCTCGACAAGAACGGCGAGATTATCCGTCCAGGCGATGTGGTATATGGCGAGGATAACCTAAGGCATGAAGTCTATCAAATCGTTTTTGATGGTGACAGCAAATGGTTAGTTTTAATCAGAGACGGAAGAATGTGCGCTGGTACTTATTCTTCTCCTATATCGTTCTCACACAAACAGCCTATAACAATTAACTCAGTCGCTAATCGCATTAAAAACATCTTAGTTGATGATTTTACGAGAGTAGAACTTGACGAGGTGCCTGAGTGGGTGCGTACTGAATTAGTGGATATCACAGAAGATTTAGCGAGCCTAGGTGATAGCGATGACTAACCGTGAAGAGATTGCAGCAAGGCTACGGGAATTGCGGCACAAGACCTACTACCGCGAAGAGATTGTTGAGAGCATCACTGATGCCATCAGCATCGCGGACCCTGTGAACACGTTTCGCGAGCCGGAAGACGTCTATGAGCTGCTCGCAGACCTCATAGACCCTACATGCAAGTTAGTTGAAGCCGGTAACAACATCGTCTGTTCCGAGTGCGGAGCTGATCTGTATGACGATGACTTGTATTGTCCTCATTGTGGCGCAAGGGTGGTGCGAGATGACTAGGTTAGGATACGTCTTAGAGGAACGTAACGGCACTATTCATTTCTTCGAAAGTAAAAATGAATTAGTAGAGTTTGTTGCGAATGAATTAGAGCAGCAAAGTATAGAAATGTACGCAACAGAGACGATAGAAAGGGCTGACGGCTCTCATATTCGTTGGTATTTCTATAGGCAGAGCGGCTCAGAGGTGGTGCGAGATGAAGCCTAACACTTGGAACTATCGCATTCCCGTTGTGACAGAGCGCAAGCCAACAGCAGATGAACTGTACTTGCGAGCGTTAAAGGCAAAGCATGAGTGCATTATCGGATATAGGCACGCCGGTTGTTCGTGGACTTATACCCCTTTTCAAGAGTGCATGAAAGAGTTTGACGAAACAGTCGAGCATTACAAGAAGCTGGCGTGGAAGGAAGAGCGATGACTAGCCTACCACCAGTCCTAGACGTAGCCTGTGGTGCACGTAGTTTTTACTTCGATAAGCAAGACGAGCGTGTAATTAAGTGTGACGCACACCCGAGACACCTTACATTGTGTGATGGTCGTACGCTCGATGTCAGTCCAGATATAGTGGCTGACTTCCGAGAGCTACCCTTTCCGGATAAATCTTTTAGCTTGGTCATCTTTGACCCACCACATTTAGATGTTGGCGCAGGTTGGCAAGTCGACAAGTACGGCAAACTTGATTCAGACAGCTGGCATGAAGATTTGGCCAAAGGATTTAGTGAGTGCTTAAGAGTGCTTAAGCCATATGGCGTTCTCGTCTTTAAGTGGTACGAATATCACATTCCACTTAAGGATGTACTGGCACTCTGCCCGGCAAAGCCAATCATCGGTAACCGACGCCCTAAAGCCTCTAAGACGCATTGGGTGTTATTCATGCGAGAGTCAGAGATGCTAGAGCAAGCCGCTCTATCAGCAGATGACTATATCGACAATCAAACACTTGCATTAGCAACGTAAAGGAGGAGCGATGACAGAAGGTGAATACATCGTTGGTACCGACGGCAACAGCGGGCATTGGCTCACAGGTGAACCAATCGTGAGATGTCGAGATTGCAAGTACATGGAAACAGTCGATTTAAGCTCCCATTTTGGTGGAGACCATAAGCACGATCAGCAGGAATGTAACCGTGTCCGTAGCTTCGACTGCTTTTTCATGCCGATCGAATTAGACGGCTTCTGCGCATGGGGAGAAATGAGAGATGACCATGATTGAGATTAATCCACAACATGAGGTGAAAGCACGCAAGTCACATCATTGCTCGTGGTGCGACAAGGAGATACATATAGGAGAAAAATATATGACCTCCACGCTCATAGTTGATTATATCTACGAATGGCGCGAGTGCAGTAGGTGCAAACCTTACGTAGACGAAATGTTTGACGATGAATTTTATGGAGATTATGACCCAGACTACGGCATAGACAGTCAGACATTTTATGAATTTATGACCGAGAAACACCCAGGCGTATGGTGTGAGTGGCAACTCGCGGACGAGAAGGAGCGAGCAGCGAAAGCAGCAGATGACTATATCGACAATCAAACACTCGCACTGGCGACGTAAGGATCAACGATGAATAACCAAGAAAAGGAGACAAAATATGATTCCGCGTTTAACCATTCTTCAAAAAATTCTTGCGTGGTTTCTTTGGCACATCGAGGCTAAACATGGCTGGGGAGCTGGCTTTGATGCTGATGACCCAGAAGGCGCAGAATGGTTCTTTGAAATTCATTCATCAGAGGTAAACATGATGTATACCTACTCACTTTTACGTGATTATTGGTATATTCAACGCGCGCGAGCTGCAAAGAGAGGGAAGCGAGAGTGAGCAAACAGAAACAAAAAGGCACAGCGTTTGAACGTTAAGTCGCAGGATTGCAGGAAGTCATGATCTACTGCAATAAATACCTATTTTTGGAGATGAACAAATGACAATTAACCTTGGTATTCCACAGATTATTTGGCTTGTTCTCGTAGCTCTCGGACTAGTAACCGAGATTATCTATCATGACCAACCGCGCGAGCCATACAATGCTTACGTCTTCGTAATCAAAACGGTTATTTCTTTTCTGCTGCTCTATTGGGGCGGCTTCTTCGGATAGGAGGTTAAATGGAGCTACTGACTTTTATTGTTGCTTATTTGCTAATTCTTTTAGCATTCGTTTTTCTTGTTCCTATCGTCGGTTTAGTGAGTTACACAATCGCAATTAACGTGGCTGATTTAATTGACGATTTATTCTTTGAACTAACTTACGATTTATTTTAATTTCCCATTTTTCAAAACCGAATAGAAAGGTGTTTCATGGATACAGACGTAGTTAACCGTGTCATTACGGAGATAACTAACCGTTTAGGCGCTGGATATTCAACATTTTCTGACGCGCTGTCACAGTATGCACAGGCAAAAGCAACAGAAAGCCTTATAGGTTCGATTGCGTTTTTCGTTGTGGCCCTCTTAATTATCGCTATCTTTTTCTTCGCAGTGTTGCTAGACCACTCTATAGACAAAAACAATAAATTGTTTTTTGCTTTTTTATTCGCAATGCTTCTGCTATTTGTTATTATTCCTGGCATTTTATGTCTTAATGGTTATATCAACTGGTCAAATGCACCGCAAGGTATGTTCTTACGAGAAATTATTAGGGCGGTGAAGTAATGGTTACAGAAGCAGAAGACAGAGAACGTCTTGAGAATATGACAATGAAGGAGATCAAGGCAGTTGCTAAGGAAGAAGGCATTTGCCTGGGCTACGACGGCTCAAGAAAGGCTAATGCGATTGGTTTGATTCTTGAGTTGCGACGCTTCAAAGGCGTGTACATGGAGCGTTACTAATGAATCGCTCAATAAAAGTACGGCTAAATTCGAACGGCATTTGGTGTTGTCGCCTGTATCTTGGAAGAAATCTTAACGGCAAAATCATTCAGCCTTATGCAAGTTTTCCTACAGCAAAGACGCAGAAAGAAGCTGAAGATTTGGCCACGCTTTGGGCTTCTCATATTACATCTGACGGTAAAGTTAAGAGCACTCAGCTTACCGATTTGCTTCTTGAGTACGTGTCGATTAAGCAACGGAATGGCGCGAGCCCTAACACCACAAGACAGCATGAAGGCTTCATTAGAAACCACATCAACGGAAGACTTGGCAAAGAGGATGTAAGGAGTATTACATCCTCTTTATTTACCGCATTTGAGCAAGATCTATTGAAGAAGGGTCTGTCTCGAAACAGCGTAATTAACCTGCATCAGTTCTTAAGAGGTGCATACAATTATTTTGTTTCTGCGGGCATATGTGACTACAACCCGCTTATCAATGTGGCCAAGCCGTCCAGGGAAGTACATGAGGCAGTATCCATTGAAGAATGGGGGTTTGCTGGGATTAGCGCACTTATTAACTCCAGGATTACTACAGCCATTCAAGAGAACGAGTTTAACTCCCGCGTTGTTTGCGCATTTGCTGCCTGGCTTTCATTGGTGACTGGTATGCGCTGTGGTGAAGTTTGCGCCGTCAGATACAGCGATGTAAATATGCTATATAAGCATATTCATGTATCTGGAACTGTTATTGAAGAATCTTACAGGAAGCCATACAGGCGAGAGTCAACTAAGGGCAAGAGATCAAGAAACATAGCTATTACGGACTCGAACATCAACTTTATTAGCGACTACATGAAGCTTCAGCAAGCTCATATTCCCTTTGTTGAGTCATCTACACCACTAATTAGTCTTGATGGCTCATACATGCGCCCTACGAGCGTCTCGAGGTCATTTACACGTATGCGACGCACTCTCAAGTTACCTCAAGGCATTACCTTCCACTCACTCAGACACACTCACGCGTCTTGGTGTTTGGCAAGTGGCGTTGACTTAAAGACTCTGTCAGAGCGTCTTGGCCATGCTGACCCAGCAACGACATTGAGAATCTATTCTCATTTGCTGCCTGGACGTGACAGGGGAGCGGCAGAAGCGTTTGGAGACGCTCTGAGGACCATTGAACAAAGAGAGTTCTAATCGCTCCATGTCTTAAATGCTTGTTGCAATTTGTTGCAATTAGCAATTTTCAATCAAGTTGAATTCAATAAAAAACGTTCGTTCAACTTGAAGTTTCTTTTTACCACCTAGCGAGTGCTAGATAAGAAGTAATTATCAGACAATTAGAGAAAGGCAGACATTTAGCATGGCTATTAGTAAAGTTACAAAGGATCTGCGCAGGCTTCTTGATGCTCAAAATATTCCTTGGGAAGACCACTCTGGATTTAGTACTGAACGGACTTGGATTCCTTTAGATGATGGGTCAGTACTTTGTTGCCTGTGCTCGTACTATATAACGCCGAGCGGCATTGAGTATGGTGTCACAAGAGGATTTCCGTTAAAGCTTGAGGTTTCTATTATTCATTCGATAGATGATTATTCGTCTGAAACGGGAATGCCTAAAACGCCAGAAGAGATTCTGGAGGTGCTTGGTAGACATGGAGCGAAGTAAGTACTGCCAAGAGTTGTGTGACGCTCTAGAGCTTTATGGTAAGACCTGGACTGACAGAAGTAACGCCTGTATTGAGCATATTTATTTCAAGTCTCGAGGTAACTGGGTTTCAGTCCTATATGGTGATGACATTAGAGGCTTTCCACATAAGTTTCTCGTCTGGGAAATGTCTAATTACTCGTATTCACCTCGTGTGATGGACGTTGAAAAAATCATCGATAAGTACTTTTAGGAGTTCAATATGTCAATTAATCACGTTAATATCTCCGGAAACCTTACAAGAGACCCGGAGCTCCGCACTACCGCAGGAGGAACAAATATCCTTTCTTTTGGCGTTGCTGTTAATGATCGCCGTAAGAATCCACAAACAGGCAAATGGCAAGACGTTCCCAACTTCATTGATTGCATCGTCTTCGGCCAGCGTGCTGAAGCTCTCTCACGCTATATTTCCAAGGGGGCAAAGGTTTCTATTGATGGAAAACTACACTACAGCTCGTGGGAAACTAAGGACGGCCAGCATCGCAGCAAACTAGAGGTTGTTGTAGAGGAGATTGAGTTTCTTTCAAAGCTTCAAACAACAGCTGCCACAGCGCAGGGCCAATCTTCATTCACAGCACCACAGGCGCCAGAAGAAGAGCTTTACGATGCTGACATTCCGTTCTAAAGAAT